ATAATCTTTGAAGTCCTGATCCACCTGCATCTTTAGATGCTTGGTAACCTTTATATCCTCCGTAGGCGGCAAGTGCGTATGGAATTAAAGCTTGAAAAGCCATATTTGTATAATTTCTCCTTAAATTAGCTAATTAGGAAATATTACCATTTTAGTCTACCTTTATCAACTCATCAGCAAAACACCCTCGATACTGATGTTCACCAACATGAGTAATCCGGTCGGTTATTAAGGCATAACATTTACCACCTATATTTCTCCATCTTTTGCAGAACGCAAAATCCTCTCCCAAGTAAGTTTTAGTAGATTCATCAAACTCAGTATCAAAAAAATTATAAAAAAAAGGTCTATTAATTAACTCTCCATTTACAACAGTTTTTTGCATTATCTCTTTTTCAGGATAAGCTTCTATCATTTTTTCAATAACTTCTCTTTTGATTAACATACAGCCAGTTGGTGAGTGAGTTACTTCAATAACTCCATCTTGGTCTATTGTAATATTTTTTTCATCCATAACCTTCATAGGATATGTATAAAGACCTTTAAATTTTAAATCTTTAGCATTTTTTATTGAGCCATTATTTAGTCTTTCCCAACATTTATCCCACATAAGTTGTTTAAGAGGATAAGGTACAGAGATCACACCTTTATCTGCAGCTACCATTTTAAAAACAGATTGTGCTTGAAATTCTATATCTGAGTCTACAAACAACATGTGCGTATGACTACTTTCCATAAAACTAGAAACACATAAATTTCTGCCTTGTGTAACTAACGAAGACTTCATAACTTGAAAAGAAGCTAGTACATCATTCTTCATACAAACTTTTTGAAACTCTAAACAAGCTTGGAAGTAATGTAATGATACATCACTATGACAAGGCGTTGCTACAAAAATAGAAAATTTTTTAGGTTTTAACTCTTGAACTTTTTTATCTTTTTCTTTTTTGTCAAACCACATTGGTTCATTTGGATTGTGCATTCAAAGCTCCTTTCAAAAATTGTGTCCAGTGTCCGGCAATATTTTTCCAGTTATAAAAGTGGTTGTAAAAATTAGATTGATATTTTAAATGATTATGGCAACCTTTAGAATTTAATTGATCCGGTAATCCATCTATAATAGCCGCAAATTGATGTGCTAAGTTATGAAAATTATTATCATAGGGCACATAAATAGGAAACTCAGAACATGTTTCATAAAGTGCTCCGTTGTTCGTTGTCACAACAAACAAACCACAGGCTAATGCTTCGAGTGCAGAAATACAAAAAGTTTCTTGCCAAATGTTTGGATATACAAAAGCATCATATGTGTGTAGGTTTTCTAAAATATATTCATTAGATTTATACCCTATGTAATTTACATTAGGTAATTGCTTTGCTTGATCATACAAAGCATGGTAATTCATGTCATTTTTTTCCTCAAACTCTGATCCATATACTTTGGTGCTACTATAAACATCAAGCTCAATATTTTTGTTTTTCAACAACTGCATAGCACCTAATAAAATAGATAGCCCTCTCCACGGTGTCGGGTGATATATTAATTTTATTTTTTCTCTCTTAGGCTCAGGATCTCTTAACTTGAATGGCTCTATACCATTTTTAATCACCGTGCATTTTTCTAATGGTAGAGAAAACTGTTTACGAAACTGTTCAAAATTCCAATGACTATTAAAGACATAGTAATCATATTGTTCTATTTGTTTTGGATCTTTAAAAAATTCTTGGAAGTGTGGTTGATCAGGTGCCATTTTCTGCCAAAGAATATTTATCTTATTAGCAGCAATAGGCACTCTTCCTGGAACTGATAAACAAATTTGAAATTGGTCTAATAGCTCAGGAGCTACATATTTTTTTAAAAATTTATATTGTAATTCTGTTCCGCCTGCTGGTTTCATAATTTAGTTTTACTAAACATAGGTAGATCAGGGACAGATACTTCTATGTCAGTAGCTAAGTCTTCTTTAGGATGATTTTCTAAAAAAGCTTTTTCCGTCTCATACCTTTCACCAGTTTTAATACTTCTATAAATTGTTTTAGTCTCACATTTAATTTTATTTTGAATAGCCATAAGTGCTTTTACAATAATTTAACGTCCCTGTCCACGACTGCGTTTCCTTCTTGGAATCCTTTTTGACCAACTTTTATTGTGTCTGCCAGGTCTCTTTTTTGGTGTTCTTTTTACGTAGTTGCTTGGACCAAATATTGATTTCTTTTTAGCCATTATCCACCGTTACTTCTACGTTAAAAGAGGCAGATATTCTTTCCTCATCACTTTGATTAGGTTCAACCTCATGTGGTATATAAGATGGAAACAAAATAAACAATCCCTTTTCTGGTTTTAATGACCATTGTGATCTAAATTTTTCATTATTTATTGAATCAAATCCATGCATCCTTGCACCAAGATTAGGATTGGTAAATACTATATTGCCACAATTTTCAGGTGCTTTTACATAATAAACTGCTGAGAAGTGACATCCTGCATGCACATGTGATCTATTAAAAGATCCTTTTGTATTTTTATTAATCCAAAAGTTATTAATAATATATTTAGTTTTATGACCAACAAATAAATCTTCTAAACACTGACGCATTAAAATTTTAGTAAATTGAAATATTTCATCACACATAATATTTTTTGTTTGTACCCCAAAAACATTAGATATTTTATTTACATAATTCTTATCTTCTGCTTCTTTTAATTTTAAAAGTAAGAGATCATTAAATTTGTCGTTGATTACATTTAAGTGTTGTATGGACTCAGTAAATATTACTGTTTTCTTAACCATTTTCTTGAGATCTATCTATTTGTGCGTAAGATATTATACCTTGTATTTCATTAGCTGTGCCTGCAGTCATTTTCAAAATATCCCCTCCTTCTAAAACTAATGTTTGTGTGATGATATTTGAAACTGTATTTGCAGCTATTGCTTTTCTTGAAATAGCAAAAGTTGCTGATGCGGACGTATCTGTCACTTGTACAGATAAGTTTACAGGATTACTACTTGCATTATCCACTTGTATCTGTTTCAAAATAAAAGTAGCACTTGTTGGGCAAGAGAGCACAGAGGTAGTGCCTGTAGTAGATAAATTTATTCCTTGATTTTTATATTGTATTGTCATTACATTAAAAAATAATTAAAAGCATTTACGTCATTCTTAATATCAGTCTCAAAAGAAAAATTCAACTGTTGCTGCAAAGTTCGTAGGGCTTGTAAAATTTGTCTTTGATCCTCTGAAGAATATTCTTCTTTTGGTTCAGGTAATACTATTGTAATTCTTGCCATTATCTTCTTCCATCCACTCTTACATCAAATCTAAAAGTCCCGTATCTCCAGCTTTCATTTAAGTTTTCGTTTTCTATTTGCACAGCTGCAAGTCTCGCTCTTGCTCGTGTATCTATCTTTGTAGTGGTTGCAGAGACTGTAAAAGGTCCTAGTGGACTAGATGCTTGTGTGCTGCCTTGTGGAAACTCATTTAAGAAAATAGTAACCTTTGCATTACCACTAATTCTTTTGAAATCTGGCATAAATCTTTTAATACTCATCAAAAACTCTCCATCACCAGGCACGCCTTGTCGACCATTCAAATCAAACTCTCCTGATTTTATGAAAGAAGTTATTGCTGTTTCAGTACCATCTCCGTTAGATTGATTAATACCTCTTTCATGTTCATAGTAAATAGTTGCTCCATTTGATACTCCACTTACGACAGGGAAAGTTGGAGTATCTCCTGAATTAAAATCTGTTGCGTAAGGTTGTTCATAAACTGTTGATCCTACCCAAGTTGTTCTATCTAAAGTCCCTGTAGTCCAAACCCTTTCTGCGAAATTATAAGTTACAACTCTGTTAATGACCTGTGAATTTGCCGTAGCATAAAACCAATTGATTTCAGAATATAATTCATTTATTCCTGCATAGACTAACTGACCTGAATTAAAATTTATACCAGGGTTGTTTCCATTTGTTGTGAAAACAAAATCCTCAACTAAACAAGGTAAAGATTTTACAGTTCCATCATAAACATAGAATCCTCCGGTACGACCCATCCAGTATACAGCACCATTAGCAAACACACCTGCGTGTTGTCCTAACATACCATTGTTTGAACCTACTTTGAGTATTGAAAAGGTAAAAGGTGGTCCAACAAATTGTATTACATACGAGGCGGTATCTGTTAATACAAAAATATAATCTTTCCCTTTGAATGCTCCGATTATTTGTGTGCCATCATCTAATCTAAAAGTTCCTGCAGTATTAGTTGATGTCGGGGCATAATCACTTTTATTCTCTTGATCAGAAAATCTTATAAACATTTTATCTTGCGAAGTAGCTGTTCCAATTGTTGTTTCTGTTCCCAAATGAAACAAATGTCTGTCTCTGTCAGAAACTATAGTCATTACGGATTTTGTCGGCATACCTGTTCCAACAACAGCTCTTGTTTGTAATTGGTTACTAGCACTAGCGTCCCAAGTAAAAGTTTTACCATTATGGACTGTGGCTATTAATATATTTCCAAAATTATCTAATGACCAGTTTGCAGGATCTATAGCCACACCAGCTGCTGTAGACGCGTCACCCCAACCTATATACTCAGTAATGTTTGTTACAGTTGAACCATCAGAGTGGTTTGCAGGAGTGGTTCCGTTTTGTCCACGGCTTAATGTTTGTAAAGTATTAGAGTTTTTACTAGCATAAGCTATATCTTCTGATCCAATTCTTATAGTGCCTGAACTTGGAAAATTACTTGCATCAGTCAAAATTACTTGAGACGTTGTTCCAGAGGCTAATGTCCCTCCGTTGTTCATCGTTGTTGTTGTTTGGGCCACTGTTCGGCCGCCCCATAAGTAAGTACCCCAACCATATCCATAGCTTTGATTTAAAGGTCCCACAGGTTCGTATGGATTAACATCTAGAGTTCCATCGTTGGTTACACCTGACTTAGACTCAGCAGATGGCATAGTTATAGTAAAAGTTGTAATACTGGGAACAGTTTGAACTTCAAATAATTTGTCATCAAAATCAGTCGCGGTGAAATCTGTGTTTGCACCTGTAAAGGAGGCTGCATTTGCAAATGTTGTTATCTCTCCAACTTCTAAATTGTGTGCTGAGCTTGTGGTAATTGTAACTGTTGCTGATCCGTTGGTCGTTGTAATGTTTGCGCCAGTCGAAAAATTGTCTGTTTCTAAAGGAGTAATATCGTAAAAGGCACCTTCATAATAAATAATTAAAACTTTGTCTGTGCCTATAGCGGCATATCTTTTACCGTTTGTTGCTGACCAAACGTGTTGTGCTCTTGCTGCACCTACTAATTTATTGTCAACCAAAGCTGACCAACCACCGATTTTTTCAGGTTCACCATATCTAAATCTAACATTGTCTCCATCTACCCAACGCCCCTCTGCATCGGAGGGTGTAGATTGTTTATCAAATCCAGGTGCTATGTTAACTTTTGCTAAAGGCATATGAGATTATAACACTTTAAGATTGATAAATAAATAAAGGGTAAACACCTTAAAATCTTTGAACTACGTTTATATTAAAGGCTATAGCGTATTTTGCATCTGTCAATTCACGCTGCCTAGCCTCATGATATATGAATCCATTGAATA